ATATACAGTTGTTCGCAATCGTCGGCCAAACGCTCGTAAACCGTAGTTCTGATCCAGCTTGTAGCCTTCACGCCCTTGGCCTTAGCCAAGAATTTGACCAGCTCCGCCTTGTGTGGGTCAAGCAGTATCTGGAAGTACGTTTTGTTGCCGTGGCGAATAGCCATGCCGCGTTTATGTGCTACAAGTACCCTACCATGCAACTGGGGAATCGACCTTTTTCTTCCACGCAGTTGCTTGAGCGCGACGAGCTTGAGCGCGCTGGTTCGTACAGCCCGCCCGCACTTCGTGCGCCCCTTCTAGGAACATTGCAGCTCGCTGCAGATCACCCGTTGTCGCGGTGGCAATGGCTGCGTTCAGCCGCTCCATCACGATTTGCCTGCCGGTACGCGGCATCCATTGCCTCGCGAAAATCTTTGTGACACGTTACCGAGTCTGGGCAAGCACAAAACCACATGTCGCCCGTGCGATAGACGCTGATCATCAGTGTGTCTCCATCCAGGTTTTGCCGATAGAGACTTCCGCCAGCGCAGGGATCTCACCAAGCCACTGAGCCTCGGCCTCCTCCATCACCTGTTTTAGGGTCGCCGCCCACTCCTGGGCCGCATCCTCCCTAACAAGCAACAGAATCTCGTCATGCACGGCGGCAGCAATCCGCACCGTGTCTTCCCCCGCCTCTTTGACCAGTGGCCACAGTCGGCCCAAAGCGTGCTTGAGGATGGCAGCACCTGCTCCCTGGATCGGCGTATTACACCGAACTGTTGATCGGTTCATGTCGCCTATAAGACGGCGGCGCATCAAAGACCCGGGGATGCGCACTGATGCCCAGTGGTCTCCCTCAGTCTTTTGACATTGCGCGGCATTAGCCCGCTGCCAGGCTGCGATGCCCTGGAACGTCTCCAGCCATCCGTTGCGGATCTCGGCGGCGCGCTCTTCGGACATCGTTATGCCCATCCCACCTGCGTAGTTCCTCAGACCAGCAGCACCTGCGCCATACAGAAGTCCGAAGTTTGCAGACTTTGCGGTCTGCCGATCACAGCCGATCGCCTCTGCTGTAACGGTGTGCGGATCTTCGCCGTCCTGGAACGCCTGGATCATTCGAGCGTCATTTGCCACAGAGGCAGCGAGACGTAACTCCATTTGCCCAAAGTCAGCATCGACCAAGAGGTATCCATCAGGTGCTTCGACACAGCCTCGAAACTGCGGGTCTCTGGGTATCTGCTGGTTGTTTGGTTTGACGCATGACATACGACCAGACTCTGCGCCGAGCTGCATATAGCTGGCCCGCACAAAGCCATCCTTGTCCATCTTTTCTTGGATTGACTCGATCATCTGGCGGCGCTTTTCGCACCTTTTCCACTCCAGGTAAATCTGAACGACTTCGTGATCGGCGGCGTAAGCGCGCAATGCTTGCCTCGATGCACTGGGTTTTCCGTCGGCGTCTGTGGGTGTTTTCCCTAGGACAACCTTGAGTTTGTCCTGAAGTTGCTTGGGGCTGTTGATGTTGAAGCCCGCGTACTTCTTAGTCCCGTCTCGGAGTTTGCCCTGGTCCTTGGCCCGCAAATTGAAAGAACCGTCTTCGTCTCTAGGTAGCTTGTGCTCTTCCGGAAGGGCGGCATCTAGCTTTTCTATGAACTCCTGGGCGAGCCCTTTGATGTCGTACTCGTAGTCGAGCTTTCTTTGCTGCAGGTTTTCCGCGTTCCAATGCAGCCCAGTGCGCCACATCTGTGCCATGGCGGGCAATGCCCTGCACTCCAAGGTAAAAGCGTTCATCAAATTATTGATCCTTAGTTTCTCTCCCAAAGGCGTGTCTAACGCCATCACGGCAAAAACATCATTAGCGGCATATTCAAGTTGTGCCTCAGTTAATTCACCGCTCCAATCAGACTTCTGAAGTTCCTTAGGCAAGTCTTTGTTCAGATACCTTTTGACCAGACTGTCTAACGTGTGGCGGGTGTTTGGAACTCCGTTACTGATCAAGCGACTGGCCAACATGGTGCAGTACACCCACCCCGCTGGGTATATGTCGTATTCCTGCAGCCACCCGAGATCGAATACAGCGTTGTGTGCTAACCAGTAACGAACAGGGCTGTGAAAAAAGTTGCGTAGTTTTTGCCAGTCCTCCTTACTCAGCTTAAAACAGTCGATCAAAACAACTGTGTCTGTGGAAGCTGAGCCGATTTGGAGCAAACGCATTTTTAGGTGCGCAGGCTGCAACTGGAGCGTCTCCGTGTCGAAGCAAACAGAGGCTGAGGTTGCAATCTTGTCGAGATGCTCGATGCCTTTATATACGGGCATTTTCTGCCTCCGGATAGAGCAAACCAAACTCAAGCCATTCACATTCGGGTATCAGTTCTCCCGTCTTAGGGTGGGGTGCATACCAGCTGGATCCTTGCGGAACTGAGTCGTCTCTTTCCCATCCGGCAGCTTCGCGAATCTTGTCGCGATCCTCTGCGGTGTAGGTCATGACCGCAGCTCGACTAAAACAGCAGTGACCACAGCCTCGATCTGGCGGGTGTCGAGGTTGTTTCCCGTACGCTTCCGCACCACGCTGACGAGGTTGTAAAAGTCTCTGGGCGTCAGGCCAGTGGCATCGAGGGATGAGTCGCCGGACAGCTGACGGCGAATCACCTCAGCTCTAGAAACTTTGTAGTAAGCGGCTTGTTGGTCGAAGCGTGCAAGATCTTCCTCTTGGAGGCGGACTGTGACTTCTTTCATCAGATGGACTCGTCGTAATAAGAACTGCCAGGGCCGTACTTGGCGATGATCTCGGGGAAGGCATCCAAGATCCTGGAGCGATTGCGCGGATCAGCCGCAAGAGCAGCGGCCGCGAGTGTGCTGAAAAACGACCCACCGTAGTGATGGGCCGTTCTGATGGTGGCTCTGATCTGCCGCTCAGTCATGCCTGAGTTGAAGCTGCTGAGATTGTAGCACAACAGGGTATTTCGTCAGCCCCTGTTCATCCCGTAGCCGTGCGGCTTCTGCCCAGCCTTCAGGCGGTTCAGGCATCTTCCAAAGTGCTACAAGGCACTTTTCCCAATACCGAATCCGCTCTTTTTCGCTGGCGTGGTGATCCGAGAGAACAGGGAGCATCAGCCAAAGAAGGGGGCGTCGAACTCCAGGGGAGGGATACCCCCATATACCTGATCCTGAGCGTCAAAAGCCTGATCCTTTGCAGGAGAAGGGTTCTTAACGACATCGGCTTTTGTCAAAAGGTCAGCTTTTGTCAAAAGGTCTGGCTCGGGGGACTTTTGACAATCAGAGACTTTTGACAGAGGTGGTTTGTCGTTTAGATCCGTTCCAGGGGAAGAGGTTTGACTTTTAACACTCTCTCCCACAGACGCCCCCCGTGCGCGAGAGCTGAACTTAGGTGAAACATCTGTACCAACGGCTCGCCAGTAATTAGGTTTCCGCCCCTTGAACTTGGTGTCTGCAGGTGGATCGCAACGCTGGATCAGTTTTTGACCAGCCAGCTTGTCTAAGGCGTATTTAATGGCACGCACTCTGTGCTTTCCGCCAAGGGTCTCGTGCTCTTCAAAATCTTTTGCCGTCCAAACTTTGCGATTGGCGCGCATCTCGCGAAGTATGTCGAGCTTGTAGCCCTCGGCTCCCGAGGCTGCGCCCTCCTTAGGCTCAGGTACAGGCCCTATGGAGTAGGTGAAATCCCCTTTGAGGGTGAACACCTGGCGCATACCCTCACGGTTGTCCCTGGACTTCTCAACGGTGACCAGGCGGCTGTTAAAGCTGAGCCCCAGTTCAAGGGTCTGCTTGTTGTCGAGTCTGACCATGTTCCAGGTTTCATCGACAGCAGCTCTGATGGCACTGGTGCCCCGGAAACCGCCGTTACGGTTGTTGTGGTGGATGACGATGATTGAACAGGATGCAAAGTCCTTTCCGTTTCTACGGGCTAGACGCTTGAGCGGTCGGGCATATTCCCGCCGGTTCTCTTCGTAGGGATTGGAGTCGTTGCAGCCGTCCAAGCTGTCGATCACCACCAATGCGTACTGTTTTTCGTTCTGAAGGTTGCAGAACTGCCGATACCACTGCATGTCCCACTCAGCCATGACATCGACGTTGGACTGCATACCCTTCTCCTCAAACTGATTCCTGAGAACCCTTTCGCTCTGATCACCGTTCAACCAGAGGCACTTCTCTTTAGGTACGGGGACATTTGCCCCATGCACGTTGAACGGAATCCCTTGGCTGATGTGCTTGCAAAGTGTCTGACACATAGCCGACTTACCTGTTCCGCCGTCGGCATGAAGTAACAGAAGCCAAGGCTTCGGCAACAGACCCGGAATCAGGTACTCGAAGGGTGTGTCGTCCAGATCGCCAACGGCAGCAGGTTTACAGCCTCGGTTTCTTTCATAGGTGATATGTGTGTCAAGCAAACGGTCAATGGCCGCAGCCCCTTCGCGTAGGCGACCCCCATCCTGGGCCAGTTGGGTTTTCGCCTGGTCCGCATATGCCGGGTTGTCGTAGGTCTCTTCGATCTCAAGAGCCCTGGCAATCAGCTCTTCCGGCCCCAAGAGTTCCAGCTTGTATTTCGCTGGCGCCGCCTGGATCTCTTCCACCAGCTGTGTAAGACCGTCCCTTTGAAATCGGGTGCGGTCCGGATCGACCGCATCTGCCTCCCGAATCAGACTGCCGAACCCAAGACCGCCGCCACTAAACCCAGCAGCCCACCGAGTCGCGCAGGGATTTTTACCGTCTGCCCAGTCATCGTGATATTCCGCATCTTTCCGGCTCCACTGCTCCCAGAGCTTCAGACCATCCTGGTTCGGCAGCTCGCTGTGGAGCATCGCGCCGATCTCCCACCAAAACTGCTCACTGAACGCGCCACGCGGTTCGATGACGCTGAGGCAGCTCTCAGCGATCGCGATCTTCTCTTCCCTGGAGCGGTTGGCGTATCGGGTGTCGCGCAGCTTGCGGGCGCTGTCTTTCTGGTTGACCTTGCGGTACTGCTCCCGCATCCGCTCCAGCAACCACTCAGGAGCTTCCGGAACGTCGTTCGGGTCGCCATGGAAGACATACTCGCCTTTGTCTTTGTAAGCACCGCAGAGCACGCCCTGAGCACCCCACAGCACCTCCCAGCCTTCCTGCCCTGCAGCCGCATGACTCAGACCTGAAACACGAAGCCGGTCTTCTTCTGGAACGATGAACAGATATTTGGCGGCGTTCTCCCTGGGGGAGACGACCCGAGGTGCCTTGTCGAGATCGTCGCCCCACTTCTCTTGGATCGCGCCAATGTTGTCGTCAACGTCGAAGATGACGAGACCACCGGAGCGCATACCGCTATAAACACCGACAGCCTTGAACTGGTCGGGCCGCTCTTTGATCCACTGGGCCGTGAACTTGGGCGACAGGTTCTCCCTGCACGCACGCCCTAGGGGAGACTTTCCCCCAGCGATGCGGGGCTCTTCGCCAGGCTCTGCGGGTAGTTGTACGCCGTGGGCGTAGATGGGTGCCGTAGCCCAGTGCTGGGGCAGGCTGAGGATGAAATCAACCAGATTCATGCGCTACAATCCGTGTGTGCAGTAACTATGTGAAGTTCCCCAGTAGGCCGCCCGCCTCTGGGGTTTTTTCATTTTAGGGCGCTTGTCAAATGCTGCGGCGGTGCTACATTTGCAGAGCACCGGGCAACGCGCCCACAGCAAACACAACCATGCCATTCATCTCAGAGAAGAACAAAGCGGCCGCTGCTGGCGGTGGCGGAGGCTACCTCAACCCCTCTAAAATTACGCCGGGCAGCTCTGTGCGTTTCGCACTCCTGGACGACCAGCCCCTTGAGTTCTTCGAGTGCTGGGGCGAAGACGCCAACGGCAACTCCCGCCCGTTCCGTTTCTCCGAAGATCCCTCCCCCGAGGAGATCAAGGAAGAGATGGGCGAAGAGTTCAGCCGTCGCATGAACCGCGATGGCAATGGTCCGGAGAAGGTCAAGTTCTCCATCGCCGTCCCCGTTTACAACTACGACAGCGAGAAGGTCGAGGTTCTGCCGCTCACGCAGAAGACTCTGATCAACGAGCTGGATTCCATCAGCCAAATGGAGGATTACTCCGAGCTGCTGGATTGGGACTTTGTGATGGGCAAAGAAGGCACCGGCTTGGAAACCAAGTACAGCCTGCGCCCTGCACCCCGCAAGAAAGTCTCCCAGGCACAGATTGAGGAAGCCTGGTCCGAAGCACGGGCCTCTGGCTTTGACATCAACCGCCTGCTGACCGGCGGCAGTCCCTTCAAAAAAGACTGAGTACAACGGGGGCCTAGCGCCCCCTTTTTTAAGACGTAGCCTTAAGTATCTGGTCCGCACCAATGCCCGAGCTGCCCGAAACCGTGACCACATTCATGGAAGACGGCTGTGTGGCTATATCTGTTGGAGACCTTACGGGCGTTGTGTCTAGCGCCCACTTGATTGCACCGAAAGAGCACCAGCTGCAAAAGGCTTGGCTGGAACGAAAAGCAGAAACCACTGATGCCCGTTGAAACGCAGAACGCACTAGCGGGTCTCCGCCGCTGGACCCTGGTACGAGACGACAGCGGACCCCACCGTGTGTATCGCGACGAGTCCGGTAAGTCTTACGCGTCTGTCACCCACATCCTCAAGGAAACCTCACCCCAATGGCAGAAAGATGCTCTTGATCGATGGATTCAAAAACCAGGCTCTGCCCTGGAGCGTGATATTGCCTGCCAGCGCGGGACTCTGGCTCACGATCACGCGGAGTACCTCCTCAAAACGGCGGCCAAGCTGGCTCGACAAACTGCCAACAAACGGGGCAGCTGGCGGAGCGGAGATGATGGCTTGGAGCGTGCCCCCAAACAGATCACCCATTGGGCCATCGACAAAGCAGCTCAAGGCGCGCCGCGTGTTCCCTGGAGCGCCAGTGGCTACGCCCGAGGTTTACGGACTTGGATCGGAGAGAACGTAACCGCCATCCACGCCATCGAGTTCTCAGTGCATGATCCGCGCGGATGGGCTGGAACGGCCGACGCCCTGATTGATCTGAATGGCACGCTCTGCATTGCCGACTGGAAGACGAGCGTGAACGCGCGAAGCGAGGAGATGCTCGCCAACTACATCTGCCAGGCTGGAGCGTACTCTTTGGGCCTACAGCATTTGACCGGCCTGAAGCCCAAGGCGGGTGCTGTTGTGGTGGCGCGACGTAGCGGTGCCCCGCAAGTTCGCTATCTGTCCGAGCTAGAGCTGCGCGGCGCTGAGGTTCAATGGCTGGAGCGCATGGACATCTGGAACGCCCAGCAAGAACTGCTCAATGCCTGATCAGCTGGGACCAGCCCTGGAGCGGATCTATCGCGGCCAGGCCAACGTCGCCAAAGAGGCGAAAAAGATGGACATGACGACCGAGGAGCTGAAGCGCGTCTTCCGGTTGTATGCCCTGGAGCGCCCTGCTGATTTGCAGGCTTGGGAAGAGGAGGAGCACCCTGCGTGGCCGTGGGCTTGACGCTCGATGCTTTTGTAGTACAATTAGGTCACGGGCGAGAGATCGTCCTTGTTCAATCGCTTCAAATCAATGGCCCATCGTTACAACGACCAGCCCAATCCACCTGCCTGGTACGGCCCCGTATTCACCGCTGTTTTCGTCGTGTTGTTCGGCGGCGCTTTCTGGCTTGCGCTCACTGACTCCCTGGATCAGATGACCGAGCGCGACTGCCGCCTCGGTGTCCAAGCTGCTTGTGAGGCCCTCAAATGAAACTCGCAGAGTTCAACCTCGACGCCATGGACGGCGCAGACAAAGCCTGGGACGCCATCCACGAGTGGCTCGATCGCTACGGCATCGAGATCAGCGCCACCGATGAGTGCGATCTGCATAACGAGATCCACCACATGCTCAAGAACATCGAGGTGAAGCAAAATGTCTAAGCAGCAAGAGAAGCGGGCACGTTTTGCCCGCATGTTTCCCGCCCGTGTTGACACTCTGCGCGACACCCTGCGGAAGATCGCCAACTGCTCCAACAAAGGCAACTACGACTGGGACACCGACAAGGTGCAGGAAGCCTGGAAACTGATTGCCGAGGAGTTCGCCACCACGGCGGACAAGTACGGCATCAGCTTCGAGGTCCAAGTCACCAGACAGGTTCAGCCATGACCGACAACCCATTTGCGCCGCTGCTGCCCTGGGACGAATCAATCGCCCAAGCGCCGGAGTGGCGCGGTGGTTCTTCCGACACCATCGTGATCGGCCCCGACATGACGCCCGACCGGTTTGCTGTGATTTGCCAGCAGGTCTACGACCAGGGCTTTCGCTGGGCCGAGTTTGAGCGCAACATCTTCACAGATGACCGCATCCTCGTGTGCTTCACCAAGCCCAACTAAAACCCGTCGGGGAGCCTGATGCCTGGGAAGTCCCCCACCCAGGCTGAAAGCTATAAAAGACCTGTTAGTGGAATGGCAGGGAAAGCAGGGCGAGCCAGCAGATCTGTTGCGAGTCTGTTGGTCCGATCCATCCCCCGACATCATTTATCAGCTGCCGTCGGATCTTCCATCATTACTGCAGCGCCTGTAAGCTCAGGGCATGGCAAAGAAGAAGTCCACTATTTCTGAAATAGATGCGCGGATAAATACCGTTTACAAGCTCTTATTGGAGGGAAATAGTAGAACTCAAATTCTTCAGTACGGTTCGGAAACGTGGGAAATCTCAGAACGCCAGGTCGAGGAGTACATCAAAAGAGCCCGCGATCATCAGCGCCTAGATGCTGAGTTGGAGCGCCCCGAGTGGCTGCATGAGTCGCTGTCCGCTCTGAAGGACATCCAGCGCAAAGCCACCACGCGGCAGCAATACAGCACCGCGCTCAAGGCCATCGAGATGCAGGCACGGCTACTGCGGTTCGAGATGTCATGAGCCTGGTTGACGACATCTGTGAGCCTGGACTGCTCACTCAGTTCGCCACGCCGCCATCAGCAAAGGACACTGACGAGATCCTTAGGCGTATCAAAGCTGATCTGCACCCTGGGCAGTTGGCGTTTGTGGAGGACACGCAAACCGAGATCCTGGCGCTGACTGCTGGGTATGGCGCAGGCAAGACGACGGCGCTGGCCGCAAAGGTGCTGACCTTGGCGATCCTCAACCAGGGGTACACCGGCATCGTGATGGAGCCGACCTACCCGATGATTCGCGACATCTGGAAGGCAACCTTCGATCGGTTCCTGGATCACTACGGCGTCCCGTACACCTACCGCACCAGTCCGCTGCCCGAATACACCTTGCACTTGGGTAAGCCAACAACCCTGCTGTGCCGCTCAATCAAGAATGGAAACATGACTGCAGTAGGCGTGAACGCCGCATTCGCTGTTTTTGATGAGGTGGACATCTTGCGCCTGGTCGAAGCACAGAGCGCGTTTGAAAAGATCCTGGGTCGTCTGCGTGAAGGCAACGTCCGGCAGTTCGCTGTAGCCAGCACGCCTGAGGGTTTCCGCTGGTTGTTCCAGCAGTTCGGCAAACCGGAGATGCAGCAGCGCGAAGATCGCAGGCTCATTAAGATGCGGACTGAGGAGAATCCACATCTCCCGCCAGACTTCATCCAACGGCTGCAAGAGAACTACGACTCTGCAAGCCTTGCCGCTTACCTGAACGGAGACTTTGTTCTCCTAAACAGCACGCAGGTTTACGACAGATTCGACCGAGCGAAGCACGTCATTCAGGCGGCCCCGGTCAACCTCGACAACGAACCGCGTCATTGGGGCATCGACTTCAACATTGGTAACTGCAACGCCGTTTGTGGTGTGCGTCTGGGCAATCAATTCCTAGTCATCGACGAGGTGAAGGCTCATGACACAGATGCCTTGGCTGCAGAAATCAAGCGAAGATCTGCCCATCTTCCTGTCCCTGTATATGTCTACCCAGATGCATCAGGCCAGAACAGAAGCACGAATGCATCAGCCACGGATTGCGAGTTGCTCTCCAGGGCCGGTCTATCGGTCGTCGCCGGTAAATCGAACCCTCTCATCCGCGATCGGGTGGCTGCTGTTCAAGCTCTTCTGGAAAACGGGCGGCAGGAAGTCAGGCTGCAGATCCTTGCCAAGTGCGAGCGAATGATCGAGTGCCTGGAGCTTCAGAGCTATTCAGAACGCAACCCAGAAGAGCCAGACAAAGAGGCTGGATATGACCACCTCAATGATGCTTTGGGCTATGCAGTGTGGGCTCTGTATAACCCACTCCACGCTCGTGCTGGTCGTGGTACGGGAATCAAGCTTTACTAAACTGATTGAGATGGGCGGGATTTAGCTGTGTATTCAGGTTCGGGTTTCTCTGGGCGTGTCCGCGTTAGCACCGAAAGGACCGTTGATGCCCCGAATAATTCCTGGGTGCGAATGGAACCTGGATGGCTACTTATTGAGCAGTTATTGAAAGGCACGCGAGGAATACGCCAAGGCCACAGAAAATTTTTGCCGCAATTCCCGCGTGAAGCCGACGACAGCTACGACGTGCGTTTGTCCAAGGCCGTTTTATCCCCCTTCTACAAACGCCTCGAATTGCTCCTAGCGGGCATGTTGACCCGCAAGCCTGTGCGCTTGACCGACGTATCGGATCAAGTCACCGAGCAGCTGTTCGACGTTGACCTGCAAGGCAACGACCTGCAGACCTGGCTGTTCAACACCGCACGCATCGCACTGCGCTACGGCCACGTCGGTGTCTTGGTCGATGCCCCGAGAGCTGGCGAAAACGGCCGCCCATATTGGATCACGATCTCTCCCAGAGAGTTGCTTGGCTGGCGGACTGAGATTGCCGATGGCAGGCAGCGGCTGACCATGCTTCGCATTGCTGAGACCGTCACCGTGCCCGACGGCAAGTACGGCGAGAAGGACGTGGAAAGGGTGCGAGTGCTCACCCCCGGCGCATACGAGATCCACGAAAAGGACGAGAAAGGGGATTACAAGATCGTCGATGAAGGCCGCACCAGCCTGAGCGAGATTCCCTTCGCCGTTGCCTACGCCAATCGCACCGGGGTGATGGAATCAATCCCGCCGCTGGATGACATCGCCGAGTTGAACCTGCAGCATTACCAGGTTTCATCCGACCTCTCGAACATCCTGTCGGTGAGTGCCATCCCCCTGCTCGCGATCTACGGGTTCCCGCAGTCAGCAGAAGAGATTAGTGCTGGCGCGTCGGAAGCACTGGCCCTTCCCGAGACGGCGCGCAGTGAATACATCGAGCCATCAGGCAACAGCTTCGACGCGCAGTTCAAGCAGCTGGAGCAGATCGAGAACAAGATCAACGGCTTGGGCCTTGCTGCTGTTCTCGGCGCAAAGCTGGTCGGTGAGTCAGCCGAGGCCAAGCGGATCGATCGCAGCCAAGGCGACAGCACCATGATGGTCATCGCTCAGCAGATGCAGGATCTGATCGACAATTGCCTGCGCTTCCACGCTCAGTACCTGCAACAACCAGTGGCGGGCAGCAGCCAGGTCAACCGCGACTTCATGGGTCAGCGCCTTGAACCGCAAGAGATCCAAGCACTGCTGCAGCTCTACACCGCTGGCACGATCACCCAGGACACCCTGCTCAACGAGCTGGCCAACGGCGACGTTCTCTCCGAAGACTTCGACATCGAGGAAGAGGTCGAGGCAACGCAGAACGGCGGACTGATTGAGATGGAACAGCCACAGCCTGAGCCGCGCGAAGAGTCCACAATGCCTGAAGCGGAGGCCGATGTTGATGAGCTGGCTGGACAAGCTGCGTAAGCCGCACCCACCGAGAAAGCAATTGCTGTTCTTCGCCCAGGAGCAGCTGACCAACGAGTATTTCGCAGTGGTTCGAGCCACATGGTTCAGCGGCGGCAAGGCGTGCGGCGTCACTGAAACGCAGATTCACATCTATGACGAAGACGCTGTTGCCGAGTTCACTGGCATTGTCGGCACTGCACTGCGTGCTGGCGCGGATGTTTCTGCCCTGTGTATTGCGCCCGCAGAAGAGTTAGGGATTGAATCGACATGAGTGAACTTCGCGAGATATTCCGAAACGCGATCGATCTCAATCGCTATAGCAACAGTGTGTCGCGACGTTTGATCCGTGCATACAACGATGTTGTGCTGGATGCTGTTGATCAGCTGCGTGGGATTGATGAGCTTGCGTCGCCTGTTAAAGCTGCACGGCTTCGGGCCATTCTCGCGCAACTGAACGACTCACTCCGCACCTGGTCTGGCGACAGCATCGCCACCATGACCGAGGAGCTGCAGGGCTTGGCGGTGCTGCAGTCGGAGTTTGCGGCGGAGCAACTACAGAAGGCTCTGCCT